TGGCAAGACCCGACTCATGTTAGAGCGTTTAACGAGAATAGTTGGCTGTACTACACAGATTGGCACTGGTATTTAGGTTGGGAAGATCGGTTTAACCTAACGTCGATGGAGTTTAAGCTGTCAGAGTTTGGTCAGGAGTTGTTAGATAAAGGTACTCCTGATAGCGAAATCTTACGTACTCCTAGAGCAGTAGATTCTATGAAGGTGATCCTTTGCAAGCAATAGTAATCGCTACTGTAGATAGTCCAAGCATCCACGTACTATTGGAGAGCATTAATCAATATGCAAGAGACTTGCCAGTTTACATTAGTGGAAATAGTGTGGAGTTATGGGGAGAAGTTAGAGGCAGACTTAAAAATAATCGAGTCATATTCCGACCAAATTTATCTGCCAATTTCGGAGATGCGTATAATGCAATTGTCTCTTATGCCTTTGCCGATGGGAACTACGATTCACTAATCATTGCTAATGACGATGTAGTATTGGCTCCCGATACTATTGAGAAGATGCAAGAGGATTGGAAGTATGTCAACCGTGAGTTTAAGACGGGTTTCTTAGGCGCACGATCAGATTACATACTACCAGCACAGAATATACGAGTAGCAGAGGAAGATGACGTATTCTCAGCGTTAAAGTGGGAAAGCGAATTGCACATTAAGATGACTGATGTGATCGCCCCTATATTTGCAGCTATAAGTAAGGAAGCGTGGGATGTAGCACAATTCCCTAGCACTAATTGGTATTCAGACAATATAATATGTCATGACTTAGGCAAAGCAGGGTATTTTCACTTTGTTAGTCGTGGATACGTTCATCATGCAGGAAGTCAGACGGTAGGAAATGACTTTAAGAAATGCCATGAAGAACCAAGAGAGTGGATAAAGACTAACAGACCGGATATGTACGAGGTTTTCTATGGCAACACTTGAAGAAACGCTAAGAAGTTTAGGGTTGTCAGCAGCGAGGGGTATTCCTCAGTTAGCTACTGGTTTTGTGGATTTAGCTGCATTGCCATTTACAGCCACAGGATTACTAAAGCCAGAACAAGCCGTAGGATCAACAGCGTATCTGACATCTAAGGGATTGCTTCCTCCTGAGCAACAAGGATTATTGAATCAAACTGCCGAGCTTGTATCTAGCGCAATGAATCCAGCAGGAGCAGCTAAAACAATTGGCTTACTTGGAGCTACTAAAGCAAGTAAAGAAGCTATGAATGCTATTCGTAAGATGTCAGCAGAACGAGTACCTACTGACTTATCTTGGGTAAATAATCCTTTAGCAGATAATCCATCTAGAATTGCTAATGCTCCATCATTAGACCAAGTTATGCAAAATGCTAAGAATTCTAATGTGAACTTAGATATTGCAGAAAAAAATGGAGTTATCAATTTATCAAGAATAGTTGTTCCAAAAGAGCAAAGAGGAACTGGCGTAGGCTCTGGAATAATGAAACAGTTAGTTGATTACGCTGATGCAACTGGATCAAAAATTACATTAACTCCATCTACAGACTTTGGTGGAACTTCAGTATCAAGACTTAAAGACTTTTATAAGCAGTTTGGTTTTATTGAAAACAAGGGTAAGAACAAAGATTTTTCTACCAGAGAAACAATGTATAGAGAATCAGTAAAGTAAGCATGACATCCAGAGGATAATGCAAAAATGGAAACAGAAGATCATAAAATACAAGATGAAAGCCAAGATGGTGGATTTGGCAAAGGCAGACCTAAAGGAGCCGTTAATAAGTCTACTAAGGTCGTAAGAGAGGCTATTGCAGAACTATTAAATCGCAATAGTGCTTACATGGACAGGTGGCTACAAAGGGTTGCTGAAGGCGATGAAGTCTTAGGACTAAAGCCTGATCCTTACAAAGCATTAGATATTATGCTGAAAATGAGTGAGTACCATATACCTAAGCTGGCTAGGACTGAGATAAGTGGCGTTGATGGTGCTCCTCAGCAGCACGTGGTCACATGGCAGAAATGAGACAATCTCAAGCCGACAGATTTGAGGCTAAAGTAGAGCGCATCCCATTTATGAATTGCTGGGTATGGACTGGTGCTTTGAACGAACATGGCTATGGCGTTATTGGTCGTGGAGCTAGAGGTACTGGTAATGACAAAGCTCATAGAGTTGCTTATCGTCTTTATCGTGGTGAAATTCCAGAAGGAAAGATAATCCTGCACAAGTGCGGAAACCCTATTTGCGTTAATCCATCGCATTTAGAGGCTGGTACGCATAAAGAAAACAGTCAAGATATGGTGCGCATGGGTAGGCACTATCAGCCAGATAACCGAGGCACTAAAGCAACTTGGTCAAAGTTAAACGAAGAACAGGTCAAGGAAATTAAGCAAGCTAAAGGCGGCAAAAAAGGTACTGGTACTGCATTAGCTAGAAAGTTTGGCGTTAGTAAGTCTGCTGTTTATCGTATTTGGGAAGGTAAAAATTGGCAGATATAGTAATTCCGTATCGACCTAGAGAGCAGCAACTACAAATCCATGATGCTGTTGCGTCACACCGATTTACCGTAGTAGTTGCCCACAGACGTATGGGCAAAAGTGTCTGTGCGATTAACCATCTAATCAAGGCTGCTATTGAGTGCACTAAACAAAACCCACGATTTGCCTATATTGCTCCGACTTATGCTCAATCCAAACGTGTGGCATGGGATTACCTGCTGGAATTTACTCGTCCTCTTGGGGCTGTTGCTAATATCTCAGAGCTTAGAGTTGACTTTTGGGGTCGTAGGATTAGCCTTTACGGTAGCGATAACGCTGATAGCTTGCGCGGGCAGTATTTTGATGGCGTTATTCTTGATGAAATAGGGGATCAGAATCCTAAGATATGGAATGAGGTTATACGTCCAGCGTTAGCGGATAGGAATACTGACGAGGCTCCTACGTGGTGCTTATTCATTGGCACACCGAAAGGTAAAAATCACTTCCTCGATTTCCGCGATAGAGCTAAGACTGCTGAAGGATGGGCATTATTAGAGTTCAAGGCTAGTGAGACTAAGATTCTTAGTGATAAGGAACTATGGGCTGCTCGTCAGGAGATGGGCGACGATAGGTATTTTCAGGAATTCGAGTGCAGCTTCGATGCCGCTATTCAAGGGAGCTACTATGGTCAGATTATCAACGATCTTGAGGCGAAGAACCGAATCACTACCATTGAGCGTGATGACTTATGTAAGTCTTATGTTGCTTGGGATTTGGGGATTAGCGATTCTACTTCTCTGTGGGTTGCTCAGACTGTGGGAAAAGAAGTTCGACTTATTAACTTCACGGAAAACCACGGAGTCGGTCTGGACTGGTATGTACGCTGGCTCAAAGATAACGGCTACGAAGGCTTCACGCAGTTCCTTCCTCACGATGTGGAAGTAAGAGAGCTAGGAACAGGAAAGAGCCGTAAAGAGGTTTTACAGGAAGCAGGACTCGATATAACAGTAGCTCCTCGTTTATCGATTGCAGACGGCATACAAGCCGTTAGAAGGCTATTGCCGCAATGTTGGTTCGATCATAAGACTAAGACAGGTCTAGATGCTCTTAGGAACTACCGTAGGGAATATAACGAGCGTCAGCAAGTGTTCTATGACAAGCCGTTACATGATTGGTCTAGCCATGCTTCGGACGCTTTTAGATACCTAGCGATAAGCCTTGACCAAGACACTACTTCGTGGCAGTCAGATTTACCTATTAACACGAAATGGATTGTATAATTGCGAAAATCCTAAGAGGGAACGCATTATGATGGACGAAGGCACAGTTAAAGGCATTATCGAGAATGAGATTGATAACTCGATAGGCTATATCGACTCAGAGACTACCGAAGATCGTAAGAGAGCACTAGAGTATTACTTACGTCAACCTTACGGTAATGAGCAGGAAGGTCGCAGCACTATCGTCACAGGTGAGGTAGCTGAGGCTATTGACGGTGCTTTACCGCAGCTTATCCGAGTATTTACGACTACTGAGGACATTGTTTACTTTGAGCCTAAAGGTCCGAGAGACGAAGAATCTGCTCAACAGGCTACGGATTACTGTAACTGGGCTTTCTATCGTGAGAATGATGGGATGCTTATCCTGCACAATTGGTTTAAAGATGCCCTGCTGCAAAAGGTAGGTGTCGTTAAATCGTATTGGGATGAACGAGTCGATGTACGTAAGGAAGAATATAAGAACCTGACTGAAGATGAACTGGCTCTATTGCTATCGGATCAGTCGCTTAAAGTTGTCAAGCAGGAAATAGAATATACGGAAATGTCGGACATGATGGGGAATGTTATACAAGTTCCTAGTTATGAGGTGTATGTACAACGTACTGAAGAATCAGGTCAGGTACGTATTGAGAATGTTCCTCCTGAAGAATTCCTAATCTCCAAGTCTGCTCGTAATATCGAAGAAGCTACGTTCGTGGCTCATCGTCGCTTGATGCCTCGTAGTGAGTTGATTGCTATGGGCTACGATAAAGATGTTGTTGACAATCTAGCAACATACAATGACTTAGAGTTCAGTCCTGAGCGTATTGCACGATTCCCTAACGGTGAACAGCCAGACGAGAACACTAGCCTAGACTTCAGCATGCAGACGGTTGAGGTGTACGAGTGCTATATCCGTATTGATGAAGATGAGGACGGTATTGCTGAGTTACGCCGTATCGTTTATGTTGGCTCTGAAATCCTAGAAGATGAGGAGTGTGACTACATTCCGTTCCACTCTATCTGTCCTATTCCCATTCCGCACAAGTTCTTTGGTCAATCGTTGGCTGACAGAACAATGGATATTCAGCTACAGAAGTCCACGATTACTCGTCAGAGCTTGGACAATCTGTATCTAACTAACAACAACCGAGTCGGTGCAGTAGATGGTCAGGTCAATATGGATGACTTGCTTAACGCTACGCCGGGTGGAGTTATCCGCTTAAAGAATCCTAATGCTTTGGTTCCACTAACGGTACAGAGCACGTTCGGTCAAGCCATGCCAATGTTGGAATACTTGGATGCAGTTCAGGCTAAACGTACTGGCGTTAGCGATGCTCAGGCAGGTATGGACCCTGATGTATTGAGTAATGTTACGGCTACGGCTGTAGCTGCCATGATGAAGTCTAATACTGGCAAGCTAGAACTGATCGCTCGTATCTTTGCTGAAACAGGCATGAAGTCGTTGTTCAAGGGTATTTTGCATCTATTGGGCAAGTATCAAGACAAGCCTAAAGTCGTTCGTATGCGTGGTAAGTACGTGACGTTTGACCCTAGAACATGGGCTAACGAGTACGACATTACGATTAACGTAGGTCTAGGTTCAGGTGACAGAGAGCAGAAGTTAGCTATGTTGCAAATGATTCTATCGAAGCAAGAGCAGATCATTCAGCAATATGGTCCGTCTAATCCTTTGGTATCTATCGGTCAGTATCGCAATACTCTAGCGAAGTTCATTGAATCGGCAGGTTTCAAAGATGCTAACGAGTTTATGAATGAGATCACTCCAGAACAGAATGCTGCATTGTCTCAGCCGCAGCCTCCATCCCCGGATGCCCAAGCAGAGGTTGCTAAGATGTTGGCAGAGGTGGAAAGAGAAAAGACACAGGCTAAGAGCCAGATCGATGCGGCGAAACTTGACCTTGAGAGGCAAATGCTTGAAGCCGAATTTACCCGAAAGGGCATAGAAATTAATATGAAGAACCAGAAGGA